CCTAGCGGGCCGGGTAACACCGGCCCGCGTCGCAACCACATCGAAAGGTACAGGCTATGTCCTATCTCACCATCGCGCCGCAAGGCACCGCCACGGTCGTCCTGACCGCCGGCCAGAAGATCACCGTTCAGACGCAGGGCGAGGCTCAGGTTCTGCAACTGGTCGGGTTCCCCAACTTCCCGTACCAAGAAGACCTGATTCAGACTGTCGTCAACACGACCTACACCTCTGCTGCCTTCGCCAGCGGGGCCACGCTCATCGTCAACGCTGGGGCCTTCCCGGTGTTCTTCGAGACTGGCACCGACCCGGTGGTCGGCAACGATGGCAACTGGCAGCGCCAAGGCGCTCCGGTCAACATCGCTGACGGTGGCTCGATGGTCGCAACCGCTGCCGCGCTGCTCTCTGGCATCGTGACGGCCACGCCGACGACCGGCCGCAACGTGCAACTGCCCTCCGTGGCAGACCTGAACGCTGCGTCCAACATGGCCGTGGGCGACTCGTTCGACTGGTCGATCATCACGCTGGCCGCGTTTGCGCTGACCGTGACGCTCAACGGCTCGCACACCATCGTCGGCGCTCCCGCCACGGCGGGCACGACCGGCGCGCCGGCTCGGTTCCGCACGCGCAAGGACTCGGCAACGTCGTACATCAGCTACCGCATCGGCTGACGCTGCGGGCTGGGCATGACACGCGGGCGGTGGTGAGAAGCTGCCGCCCGCGTTTTCACATCAGGAGGGCACCGTGCCGCTGAAGAAGGGCTACTCGCAGAAGTCGATCTCGGCCAACGTCTCCAAGGAGATGAAGTCGGGCAAGCCGCAGAAGCAAGCCGTGGCCATCGCGCTCAACACCGCGCGCACCGCTGCCATGAAGGCCGGCAAGCCGGGCAAGGGTCCGGGGCCGAACCCGAGGGGGAAGAAGTGACCCGACGGACCCCCGCCATGCCCGCATTCCCCACCCTCGTCTACCGCGCCCCAGGCTCGTCGCAGCACTCGTCGGGCGGGCGCTACCGCTACCGCGGCGCTGCCAACCAGGCCGAGTACGACGCGCTGCTGGCCGAGGGCTGGCACAGCACGATCCTGGCGGCCGTGGTCGCTGCCGGCGACCGCGCCTTCGCGCACAACCGCAAGCCCGCTGGGCTGCTGGCCAAGGCCCGCGCCAAACTGGCCGAGCAGGCTCCCGTGGCCGCGGCCGAAGCCGAGGACGACGCCCCTGCAACGCGAGTCGAGATGGAGGCGAAGGCCGCCGAACTCGGCATCAAGTTCGACGGGCGCACCACGGACGCGCGGCTGCTCGCCAAGATCACCGAGGCGCTGCGTGCGGCGTCTGACCCGATATGACCTACAGCAAGCGCCAGTTCGTCACCGCGGCATTCGAGGAGATCGGCCTGGCGTCGTATGTGTTCGACCTCCAGCCGCAGGATCTCGAGACGGCGCTGCGCCGCCTGGATGCCATGATGGCCGAGTGGAACGGCAAGGGCATCCGACTGGGCTACCCGCTGCCGGGCTCGCCTGAGTTCAGCGACATCGACGCCGAGAGCGGCGTGCCCGACTCGGCCAACGAGGCGATCATCTGCAATCTTGCCATGCGCATCGCGCCGGGGTTCGGCAAGAGCCTGAACCAGCAGACCGCAGTGACCGCCCGCGCCGGGTACAACACGCTGCTCTCTCGCGCCGCCATGCCCCCGCAGCAGCAGCTGCCGTCTACGATGCCCAGCGGGGCGGGATGGAAGGCGTGGCGCGACTACGGCAACCCCTTCGTTCGGCCTCCCGTGGACCGCGTGGCGGTGGGCGGCGATGGCGACCTGACTCTGGAGTAACCCGATGGCCACGATCAACCAACTCAGCCAGATGGCGCAGGTCAGCGGCGCTGATCTGCTGCCGGTCTACAGCAGCACGAACGGCGATGCCCGCAAGCTCTCCATCTCCGCGCTGCTGACGTACTTCCAGACCACGTTCGCCGCGCCGACGATGGCGACCAACGTCTACGTGCCCTCGACGGGCTTCAGCATCGCCGTGCCCACGCCCGTGGCGCAGCAGCAGTGGATCATCCTTCAGCCCGTGGCCACGCTCGCCACCGGCACGATCACGCTGCCGCTGAACACCACGACGCCCGATGGCACCGAGGTGCTGCTCAGCACGACGCAGCAGATCACGGCCTTCACGCTGTCGCTGAACGGCGCTGCCGCGGCCTACGGCGACCCGACCACGCTCGCGGCCGAGGACTTCTTCCGCATGAGGTTCGTGCAGTCCACGAACTCGTGGTATCGCATTTCCTGACCGGAGCCGATCATGTCCTTCATCAACCAATTCCGCCCGAACTACGGCAGCAATCAGGTCGTGACGCCAGCCGCAGGGTCGGCCAGCATCACGATCCCCGGCCAGGACACCGCCGTGCGCCTCGTCAACAGCGGCGCAAACATCTGCTACGTGCGCATCGGCAACGTGGCCGACAATGCGACGACTGCGGATCTCGCGGTTCGAGCCGGCAGCGAGGTCATCGTGCGCAAGTCGCGCGGCGACACGCACCTAGCGCACATCAGCGCAGCCGGCACCACGCTCAACGTGCAGACGGGCCTGGACGGGCTCTGATGTGGCGCAGATCCCCATCCTCGCAGGCGTCTACACCGATCAGGCCGGCGACATCCGCACGGCCTACCCGGTCAACCTCGTCCCCACGCCCAACGGCAGCGGGATCAGCGACGCCTACCTGCGCCCTGCTGACGGTATCGTCGGCAACGGCACGGGGCCTGGGAACGACCGGGGCGGCATCAACTGGCAGGGGGTCTGCTACCGCGTCATGGGCAGCAAGCTCGTCACGGTGGGCGCGACCGGCACGGTCACGGTGCTGGGCGATGTGGGCAACGACGGGCGGCAGGTCACGCTCGACTACTCGTTCGACCTGCTGGGCATCGCATCGGCGGGCGCGCTGTGGTTCTGGAACCCGGCGACCTCAACCCTGGCGCGCAACACGGACCCCGACCTCGGCACGGTCGTCGATATGTGCTGGGTTGACGGGTACTGGATGACCACGGACGGCGAGTTCCTCGTGGTCACCGAACTCAACGACCCGTTCTCGGTCAACCCACTGAAGTACGGCTCCAGCGAGGCCGACCCTGACCCCGTGGTGGCGCTCGTCAAGCTGCGCAACGAGGTGTACGCGATCAACCGCAACACCATCGAGGTGTTCGACAACGTGGGCAACGCCGGGTTTCCGTTCCAGCGCATCGACGGCGCGCAGGTGCAGAAGGGCGGCATCGGCACGTTCGCGGCGTGCGTGTTCACCGAGCAGATCGCGTTCCTCGGAGGCGCGCGCAACGAGGCCCCGGGTGTGCACCTGGGCGCGAACGCCACGGCCACCAAGATCAGCACGCAGGAGATCGACGAACTGCTGGCGACCTACACCGAGGGCCAGCTGGCGCTCGTCAAGCTCGAGGCTCGCAATGACCGCTCCCATCAGCACCTGTACGTGCATCTGCCCGACCGCACCATCGTGTTCGACGCAGCCGCCTCGCAGCAGCTTGAGCAGTACATCTGGTTCACGCTCACCACATCGACGGTGGACTTCGCGCAGTACCGCGCCCGCAACTTCGTGTGGTGCTACAACCGCTGGCTCGTGGGAGATCCGTCGAGCAGCGCGGTGGGTTACCTGACCGACGCGGTGAGCAGCCACTGGGGCCAGGTGGTGCGGTGGGAGTTCGGCACGATCATCGTCTACAACGAGAGCAAGGGCGCGATCTTCAACTCGATGGAACTCGTCGCGCTCACGGGCCGCATGGCGCTCGGCGCGGTGCCGAACATCAGCACCTCCTACTCGCTCGACGGCATGGCCTGGAGCCAGGATCGCACCATCAGCGCCGGCACCATCGGCAACCGCGCCAAGCGGCTCTTGTGGACGCGGCAGGGGTTCATGCGCAACTGGCGCGTGCAGCGGTTCCGCGGCACAAGTGATGCGCAGCTGTCGTTCGTGCGCCTTGAGGCTCAACTAGAGCCGCTGGAGGTCTAGCGTGGCCGGCCGGAACACCCCCCCGCTGGGCCTGACCCGCGACCAACTCGCCACGTTCCTCAAAGACCACGAGCAGATCAAGGCGTTCGAGAACCTGTTCCAGATCGTCGAGGAGATCGCGCCCGACCTCGTGCAGCAGGCGATCCTCGCAGCCGCGAGCGCGCAGGCCGGCACGGCGCAGGCGATCGGCGCACTGACCGAGATCGCGCAGGGGCTGGCCGTTCAGGCGTCTGCGGCCGAGGTGAAGGCGCAGCAGGCCCTGGACGCGCTTGCCGCGGTGCGCCAGCAGGTTGACTACCTCGCCAGCGCCCCGCCGCCGCGCGAGTTCAAACGGGCGCGCTACGGGTCGTTCTACAGCACCGCCACGCAGACGGCGACCGTCATCAACACGGCCACGGCGATCACGTTCAACACGACCGACCTGAGCGTAGGCGTGCGCATCGGCACGACGACCTCGCAGGTCATCGTGGACACGGACGGGATCTACAACTTCCAGACCTCGATCCAACTCGACAGCA